ACATCACACTGACCCCGCCCCCACCGAGGCGTGGTATGTCAAGGGTTCGGGAAAGCTCTTTCAGGTAGCGCTCGTGCTGCCTCGCAATGTACTTGGTGGCAAGGTTGGCATCCAGCCCGATCTCGCCGACACGGGTGACATTGCTGTCGTCCCGGCTGGCATCCAGTTTTTCCCTGGTCTCCTTGATTAAGGTCAACAAATTGTCAACCTGCTCCACCGCCTCAGCTGTTAAATTCTTCATTCTGTCTCGCAGTATTGTGCTGTAGTGAGTTGAATCGGGATTGATTGACTTTGAAGGCAACCCCAAATAAAAAATAACGTCTTGTTGTTGCTGTGCGCTTAGGTCTGGCATAAGCCCTCCGGTCTTGAAAAAAAGAGGACGCTCCCATCCATGGAAACGCCCTCCCCCCAAGGAAGAAAAAACCTTATCTTGAGCCGATTATCTCGGCATCTACGGCCACTGACAACTGCGCCTCGCCCGTTCCCGCGACTGCGCAGGAAGCGACAAGGGAGTCGCCTTTTTCCAGCTCAAGACGATCCGAGTCGAAATCGACAACCTCGAAAATCTGCCCTTTGGTGATGGCTGCTGAAGCCCCGCCAACGGCATCTCCGATGTTTGTCGAGTTCGCACCCCGCAAACGCTCGATCTGGACTGTCACATGGTTCGTCGCATGGGATGAGATCGCCTCCGGAAAGATGATCCGCAGCTGCCTTACTTGGCAGCGAACCGACGCGTGGAAAACCACGTGATCGCCGGTCTCGTCGACGACAAGAGCGGCGCAGGTCTGATTTCTGTTGCTGAAGTTATCCATTACTTACCCCCTTTCCAGGTCGTGGGAGACGGTTGTGATCATGCCTCCGGCCTTTTGATCAAGGCTGTGGATTTTACGATCAAAACTTTTCACCCCGTACCAGTGGTTTGCGGTGATTGAGTACTTCCGCTCCCGCGAGTGGTAGTCCTCGACCATGTTGACGTCCTTTTTCTCGATGATGCCGAAAGAACCCATCTTGTGGAAGTGGGCGACATATGCGTCCGTGTTCGCAATCTGGGAGCTTGCCTTTGGCACTCCATCGTACTGGATTATGGGAACGCCGAAAAGATTCCCGACAAAGCCCTTGAGCATATTGTAGGGAGAATTTGCATCGGCTTTCAAAAATCCTGAGTTGGTGTCCTGCATGAGGTCAAGCACCTGCAAAGAGTGCATGAAACACACCTGAACGTCGTCCTTCTTGTCACCGAAAGCCAACGTCATGGCCTGGAGAAACCGCTGGGCCGTCATGGTGTGGGCGGCTGCCGAGGCGGTGAATCCGATGGTCATGTTGTTGTATTTGGTCTTGTCGGTGCCGGGTGTCTGTGTGTTCACCCCGTCGTACTGGAATATCTCCCCGAGGAGCTTCTCCTCCACACGCTCGGCAAAAACACGCCCGATCTGACGGTTGGCTTCTGCGGTCATGCCGGCAGGGCCGTCCGCTGAGGCAAGGAAGCTGCGCTCGGTGAATGTCACCGACTTGGCAACCTCGAAAACGGTGGCTGAGAAGCTGTCGTCGGTGAGGTTGTCACTTTGCAAAGACTCATCCTCGGTGGGCTCTTCCGCCGGCCCGATTGAGTTGTAATAGGGAAAATTGGTCGTAAGCCCTGTTCCGATCTTCTCAAGGTCGTCATTTCTGACGGCAAAAGCACCAAGAACGAGCTTCTTGTCAAAATAGGCTTTCGAGTGATCCGACCAGACTTTGGGTTCAAAGCCCAAATCACTCGCCCATGTAGGTCTGTTTTCCATGAATCCTCCTGATTAACGGAAATGGTTAATTTCTAGGTTACAAGCTCGCCTTTCGCTCGGGCTTTGTCCATGTAGGTCATATAAAGGGATTCGTTCTCTTTATATAGTTTTTGCCTGTCCATGATGCCCATGGCTTTGAAGTCCTCGTAAGTAACGCCGTCTGTCGCACCACCACCCGTCTCCTGGGCATCCTGCCCTTCTCCCGGAGTGGTCGAAGCCTTCTTGTTCGTGCCTGAAACCGCTAAAACTTTATTAACAATGTCGGTCAAAACCTCGTCGGGAAGTTCGTCCTCCTCGCCGATGTTGTTGGCCGCTTCATTCAATAGGTATTCAAAATAACCGACTTTATCGTTCGGTATCCCCGATTGAGCCGCAAAACTGGCTATTTCCGCCTTGGCTTGCCGGGCTTCCAGTTCCTCCGAAAGCATCAAATTCTGCTCTTTGAGTTCCTGCAAGGCTTGCTCGGGATCCTGCTCCTTCTCCCCTCCCAAAGCCCCTTGGAGACGCTCCCTGAACCCTGTGAACTCACCCTGAAGCTTCTCGTTGGCTTGCCTGTGGGTCTTGCTCTCTTCCCGTAACTCCCTGATATAGGCTTGGACGTCCTCCGGCAGGGATTCCAGCGGAGTCTTTTCATTGGCGGCGGGGGTTTTTTCGCCCCCACCATTGCTTGTTTCGTTGTTGTTTTCGTCTTTGTTGTCCACGTCCTGTGGCTCCATAGTCCCCTCCTTGGTTGGTTAATTTATTTTATTTTACTCGGTTAATTGTTTTGTTGCAAGATTTTTCGCCAAATGCTCGAAAATTTCCGCAAGAATGGCGTTGTAATCCTCATTTTTCTCAAAACCTGATTTATAGACTACATTTCTCAACACTCGGAAAGTGTGCCGATCACCTGCCAATTTAAGATTTTTCTTCAAATATTCTACATCGGAAGCCCAAACAGGTTCTTTAACCATTGACACACCCCAGTCTGCGCATGGCAGTGTTAAAAAACTTGCCATCTTTCTCAATCCCTTCAAAAAAAACTTTTTCCTTGATGCAAGCCTCGCCCGTAGTCCCTGACCCCATGAAGGGATCGAGGCATCGGCTGTTCTCGGGGTTGACCAGACGGACGAGGTGGCGCATGAGGGCGAGCGGCTTCTGCGTCGGATGCCCGTTCCTCTCCTTCCCCCTTGGTTTGGAATACGGGAAGCACGTCAACTGGTCGGCAATGTTCCCCATGGAACATTTCAACTCTTCCGATCCGTCATGCATGACGCTGGAAGGGTTTCTGGTCACGCCGTCCGCCCCTGTGGTTCGGCATCCCTCAATATTAATCGCTCCGCATCCGTGTTTCCGGACATTCGCCGAAACGGGGCGCAGCGGCGGCTTCTGCCCGAAATATATCGGCTCGATGCTCGGCTTCAACGCCAATCCACCATACCTCCAGCCCTTCCACCGTTTGGATTCCTCCGTTTGGGGGATATGCTCATCGTAAGTCTCACCAAGGCCCTTGAAGTGGTTGGCCGTCGACTTACGGTCGTCCTTGGCTCGCTTGTTCCCGGCGATCCCCCGGTTGTATTTTTCATAAAAATCATCGTATGTGGAGTCCAAATCCAAGGCTTTTTTCAATATTTCCCAATGTTTGAACGTGGGGAATTGTGGCTGGCTCCGCCCGAGGTAGTGGTTCATAATGCCGTTTGTCCCCAGCATCGCCTCCAGCTCCTTGATTTTGTAGCCGCTTTTCTTGATCGCCGCCCGCAAATACGCTCGGAACGCATCGTCGGGTTTTTCGCTTGTCACCCTGTCCATCTGGCAACTGAGATCGTGACCCCGCGGGAAGCCGCTGCCATACACCCACGCCAGCATATTCTGCGTCTCAAAACCAACCTCGTCCATTATGGTCGCCACCCTGTGGTAGTGACGGGCTGAGCAAAAAACCATGATGTAGCCGCCCGGCTTGAGAACCCTGAGGCACTCCGCCCATACATCATGCCTCGGGAAGTCGTCGTCCCATCCCTTGGCTTCCTTCGCGATCCCGACCCCATACGGCGGATCGGTGATTATCGAGTCGAACTCATCTTTGTCCATGTTCCGCATCACTCGGAGGCAGTCGTCGTTGTGGACGTGGATCATTTTTCCTCTTTGAGCCGCCCGACCAACCCTTCCAACTCATCGATCAGGCCTTCTCTTGTCGGGAAGTCGGCTGAATATAGCCTCTCCCCGTATTCCTCTTCTATGGACAAACACCAATCGCCGCTGGAGTCCCTGTAGATGTCCCATTCAAGACCTATTTTTTTAATCATGTCTATATCGTATCGGGGCTTTTCGGGGATGTCAAAAGAAAGCGGCTTCCCCTTGCGGCTCTGCCTTTGCCCACCTCGCCCTATAGGGAATAATAATGGCGCGATCTTGGGGGCGGTCACTGGTCATGAAAACCCGTTCCTCCCCTTTCCATGTATAACGGAACGGCTCGTCAATCTCTGCGACGAGGTTCATGTCGTCGGCTTTTTTGGAGTCGTCCCCCGTGCGCGAATCCATTGGATGGAAAAGGGCTTTTTTGAGGTCTGGCAGGTAGGCGTCCTTTGTCTCCCCGAGCGCCATGGTTTTTGACATACCGTACAAATTATGAAGCTCCGTCCTGACAATGCGCCCCAGTTTCCACTCTTGGATTTGTCCCAATTGTAGCTGCAAGTCAAGTTTCGCCTGTCGGTAGCTGTTGCGCTTTATCAACGATTCGGAGAGGCTCTTTTCCATCTGCGCCCGTACCGATGCGTCGTAACTCTCCAGACTGCTGGCAAAGTTGTTGATTAGGAATGTGTTTTTTTTCAGTGATATTTTTATCGCCCGCCACGGTATGCGCTGGTGAACCCCCAGAAAGTATTTCTCAAACTGGTTGACCTCCACCTCCGCATCCTCCGAGGCTTGCCTGAGCATCATCCTGGCGGCTTCCCTCATCTCCTTGAGGTTTCGCTTCTCTATCCCCTTGAAAGCCGCCTCAAGCTGCGCCCTGAGAAGCCTGAGCCGTGCCTCGTCCATCGTCCCCTCCCCCGACATGGTGGATATTTGGAGATTGAGGCTTTTCATCGCCGAGGCGTAGATTTTTTTGAACCTTTCCGACTCCAGCACCTCCATGCCAAGCAAACGCCTAGCGCTGTCCTCCATGACGTCGTCTATCTCCTGGAAAAAGTTGATCGACGGCATTTATCCGCACGTCACCTTGGTCGGATTCGGGTTGAACCTCCACTCGCCCTCGGGATGGGTGGGGCTGGTGACGGTCTGCATATATGGAACGAACGGGGTTGACTTCTGAGCCTCGTCACGTTGCTTTTTGTATTCCTGCGCCAATTCCCGTGCATCACAAGTGTCCCGCTTCCGCGACTCCACCTCGTCCCTCAAGTGGGAGATGGTGTGCTTGAGGTCGTCGATCTGCTCGTCCCTTTCTTCGATCCTGACCTCAAGCCACTTCACCCTTTCCTCGTAAACCGCTATCGTTACTTCCGAACTCATTTGCGCTTCTTTTTTCCGCCCTGTGTTGCATACCTGTAACCATGGGCGGCTCCCGCGCCTGCCCCGGTCAACGCCGCCCCATAAGCAGCCCTCTTTCCGTACTTTTTTGCTGCGGCTTTAACCTTTGGAGCGGCTCTTTTAACGGCTTGTCCTGCCCTCGATCCAGCGGCTTTTTTGGCATATCCTGCCACCTTTTTCCCCGCCGCCGAACCAGCAGCGGCTTTGGCATACCCTGCGGCTGCCTTGCCTGCCCTTGAACCGGCTGCCTTCGATGCCGCTGACCTTGCTCCCGACTTGGCTGCCCCGGCTGCCTTCCTCACCTTGCTTGCTCCATACCTTGCCACTGCTCTCAATGTTTTTCTCGGCATAAATCCTCCTAGATTTTTAATTTTGCCCTTACTATCTTCTTACCTAATTTTAACAAAGTTTTTTGATTTTTTCTTGCGGCTATTAAGCCTCGTCTTGCCATATATTTATGGGGGTTTTTCCGACGAAACGCCCCATAAGCCATGCTCGTGGCTTGAACCCCCGCCAAGCCCGCCAATCCCCCAGCAACGGTCTGTGCAGTCTGATCCATCTTGTAACTATGATCCGGTAC